CAGTAACAAATACATTTTCGTATTCTAGATCACGGTATAGAATACTAGCAACCTGCTCACCGATATCATTAATTTCAATTAAAACAAATGCATGATTGAAGTTGTTCGCAACATTGTAAATAAGTTCAGGATACATCATAGGTGATATTTTATTGTCTCTATACTTAGCAACAACTTTATATGGTACCTCGCTTACATCAATAACTACAAACGCTGAGTAGTCACCCTCGACACCTCTTGACGTATCTACAGTGATTACATACTCATGACCAGGCTTGATTTCTTCATATTGGTCAAATCCCTGCTTTTGAAACATTGGCCGAACGAATGTTAGATTGCGAAGTGTGTTAGCATTGACGAGAGTATTAGATGTCCCTAAGAAGTTACAAGCAAACTCCTGGTCAAAGGACTCTTCGCTTGTGTTAGCAATCTGTTGTAGCTTCCAATCTTCATCACGACCCGGTGTCTCCCACCAGTTCACAGCAAGTGGGATGAAGTTACTACGTTTCTCTTCTGCCTCTACCCACATCTTGTAAAAATGATTCATGCCTTTTGGTGTAGACACAATAATCATTTTAGTCTCTTGACCAGATGAAATCGTAGGATAGACTGACTTGAAGAACTCATCGGCAATGCCATGCTGAACGAATGCAAACTCATCAAGAAATACCATAGAGAAAGATTGACCACGAGCAGCGGATCCAGTGGTAGATGTAGCAAGAATCTTTGACCCATTCTCTACTTCAATCGAACCTTTGTTCCACACAACAATACCCTGTTGAAGCCATAGAGGTAGATTTTCATATGCCTTCTTTACACGATCAAGAAGTTCTCTGGCTAGTTCTGCCTTGTTGGCAAGAACAGCAATATTCTTATCAGAGTTAAATAGTAGGTAATGAAGAATGAAAGCAACCACAGCAGTAGACTTACCCGACTGTCGTGGCATTTTTGTAATAACAAATCTATTGTCATTAAACGTATTGATCATACGCTCTTGATACTCATATAGATCAAGAGGTATCAATCCTTTATCTACATGTACAATCTTAACATAGTTCTTGACAAAGTAGATAGGGTCATTAGCACACTTAACATACTCTTGGATTTGCTCTTGTGTGAATTCAATATTCACCCCAACCTTTTTCAGATTGGGATTAGACAAATAAGCATCAGACATTAGTTACCTTTGAGTTTTTCAATCTCTTCTCTGTTTTTCTTGATAAACTCTTCATTCTTCTGAATATGAGCGTCCTGAGCAGCGTCAATCAATCTTTGAATACGAATGCCCTTCTCTTCTTCTGTATCTTTGTGTAACTCAGCATCAATGACTTTTTCAAGTTTCAGATACAGAATACGCTCATTAGGTACATATCGCCAGACATAGCCACGGTCACTGTATACACCGAATACAGTCTGTCGCATACCAATCTTCAAAATCGTTGCCTCTGCACCGTCTAGTAAAACTTTGTCACCCTCGTTAAATGCTTTGTCAAACTGAAATGCAATGCCCTTTGACAGACTTGTTGCAAAGTCTTTAAACATGATAGCAATGATAACAGAGATTAGAACTGCTATCCATGGTAATATTGCATCCGTCATTTCCCATGACAGGCTAGATATCGTTGCTGGTTCCATCGTCTTTTCCTTGAATTAGTTTTTGTAGGTCCGCAGTAGAGCCAACAAACAAAGCATTATTCGTGATATTTTGTGCTGATGGTTTGTCTTTCTCTTGCGTTAAATCTTTCTTTTTCTTTGCCAACTCTAACAAGTCTTTGTTTGTGTCGGTTAAAGTCTTTAATAAATTAGTTGCAACCTCAAATGCTCTAGGCGATTCACTTTGGCGAGCGATCTCCATTACTCTATCCAAATCCCCCATACCAGAATCAATAAGATCCCTAAGATTGCGACGTGCATAATCATAGTCATCTTCTACATCCTTGTTATTGTTTTCTGGAACAAGAACCTCTTGTGTTGTAGGTTCTATGTCAAGAATCTCGCCCATTTTATTATTAAAACTCATGACCACTACCCAAAGAAGAATGTGTTAGCAGCAAATCCATAGTCATCGTCTGAATCAATAAGACTGCGATGAATTGATGCTGCACTATTTGTTGTTGGTTTGCCGTCAGCAGTAAGACCAGGAACGATAACCACTCGGCTACTCTTTTCTGTGTCTGGTGCTGTGTTGGCATAGAAGTCTACCTGTGTTCTTGTAATTACTCCAGAGTTTGTAGTAGGCCCATATAGATAACCTTTCATCGTAAAGTTTAAATCCCACATTAAAACACGACGAGACATAAAGTCTCCATCATATGTATCTTGTAAACTCACACTGTTTAATATTGTAGGAATGTCCATTGAAATATCCATATCAGGCATAATGTTGACTGACATATTCCATTCTGGCTTGAAGTAAGGTAGAATTTGCTCTAGTATCTGTGTGCCATCGTCTGGATTTTTGACCATAATAGAAAGCACAAAGTCTAGATTATATGGAACAGGTGTATACTGTGTTCTCAACAAAGTTTTGTCCGAAAACACATAAGAATTCTTTTGAGTAGAATTTAACTTTCGTGTGGGGTCATATGAGATACCAGTCAACTCAAAACCTAAACGTGGAAGTGAAATAGCAATCTCCCTGTCTAGATTTGGGTCTGTCTCTAAACGTACCATAAATTTTTGCTTTGGTCCATAAGCAATAGGCACAGCAAGTGTTTGTACTCGACTGCCATTATTATTACGTTGAATGGTAAGGTCATTGAATAAACTACCAAAAACGATTACATACTTACGAATGAGACCATGTGAAAAATATCCAAACATTAGAAGTTGCCCTCCGACCATGGGTCATCTTCAGAGAAGTCAACAATACCACCTGACAAAATATCAGCAGTGAACAAATTGTTATTGGCTTGTGCGTCTGTTGCTTCAACTGTATATTCTTGCATCAAACTACCACCGTCTTCTGCGAGTAATGAACCATCTTCGCCGTCTAGCAATAGTTCATTGTCAAGAATATTGAGACTGAACCTATCTTCAATCTCATCAATCTCAGCAATACCTGTATCAATAGACTCAGAACTATATTCGAACAGTTCACACCGCAAGTCATATGTCTGTAATCTGCCAGTCTGATAGAATAATGTTTCATGCTCAACGTGTTTGATTTCAAAGGTCTTGTCTACCATTGGAAAATAAATCAAATCACCTTCGTTTGGACGATTAGAGGTGATAGAGTATCCATCGCCTGTGCCTTCTTCAAGAACAATAGACTCTGTTTCGTGATTGCCTGTTAGAAACTGTCGTGATGGTGTAGTTGTGCTTGCATCTTCCATAAGAAGATTGTAACCAACTTCTGTCATCAACTTCTCTGAACGAATTTGGTCAAAACGTTTACGAGCAAGTGTAAACGTAATCTCATCACGAATCTGAAGACCAAAGCGTGAAAGTAAGTCACCCTCACCTTCAAATCCTTCTACATTCTTAATGTACATCTCAACATCAGCAGCGTTATCGTATGTAGACAATGAATCATCACCATACAGATTGTCTTTTGCTACAATGGTGCGTGGAACATACTTTACATCATGACCATAGATTTTGATTGACTCAATAGTCAAATCCTCTACAAGGTCTTGCTCACGAGCATAATTGAAATGATTAAAATATTTGTTGACAGCCATTCCATTATCCTGTCATATCATGTACTGGTAAACTGTAACTTGAAATCATTTCTTCTTCAAGTTTTTGAATCTCTTCTCTTGCTTCTGACATAATTCTTGGACCATCAAGCGTGATACCACCAGGTAGCTGCACACCAGCGAACTTTGAAAGATTTTCACCCCACTGTCTCTTAAACAGCGCAGTGCCGTAACGAAGTAACCATCTGTCATTCCATACATCCGTATATGTGTCTGGGTCTGTTGTTCGATATACTTCAATAATGATAAACTCGCCGACTACAATGTCATCCCAATCCATTCGAATGTATAGTCTGTTTACATGACGATTGAAGTCGATTGGTTGTTTACCGACAAAGATTTCTTCCATGGTAGCAATATTTGTCATTGCACTTACATATGGTGCATAGGTAGCACTTGAAAATTGATAAAGGTCATTTAGATGAATCTGATAACGTACATTGAATAGACTTGATGCACCAACACCGGTAT